CTTATGGCTACCTTTCCGCCATGTAGTAGGGAAAACGGTTTTGGAATATACGATCCGGAAACAAAGACGTATCGGGCAACGGACGATTACCAGTTCCATCCATCTTCGTCCAATTCGTAACACCGACAGAAAGGAAAAGCCATGTCTAGCGGCAAGCGGTACAAATTCAACGGATCCACCTTCGCGGTCCAAACGGGCGAAGGCTCCCCGGTTACGGTAACGGGCGCATCGGCCACCAATCCCGTTGTTATCTCTGCGGCTTCCCACGGCTTCGTCCTGGGAACGGTTGCCCGTTTGGATAACATCGATCAGCCAACGGAGTTGGATGGCGGAACCTATGCCGTCGACAATCCGGCATCCGGGACTTTCGAATTGGCCGGCGTGGACGGGACCGGCTATATGGCGTTTGATGCCGGGACGCCGGCGGCGCAAGCCTTCCCGGCGACATTCTCCGATTTCTGCGAATTGACGGGAATGAATCAGCAGGGCGGCGGCGCGGATCAAATCGAAGTGTCAACGATCTGCTCCACCAAAAAGGAATTCGAACAAGGCTTGGGCGATTCCGGAACGCTTCAGTTAGATTTCAATCTGGCGCCAATGGAAGAGGTACAAACGGCGCTCCGCGACGCGGAAATTTCCGGCGATCAAATAGCGTTCAAGGTTGTGTTACCGACGGATGGCGGTACTTGCATCATGATCGGTACGGTTCAGGCAACAAGCTTCCAAGGTACGGTTAACGGTGTATGGACCGGATCCGCAACCATCAAGCTTTCCGGCGAAATCTTTTGGCTTGAAACTTGATGGCGGCGCTTACCACGTTGGATGCCTTGTTGGGCGCAATGGAAGGGATGGCGGCGGAGAAGCCAAAGGAAGTCGAAATTCCGAAACTAGGAAAAGTCTATATCCGAGAAATCACGATTGGCGAAATGGACGATCAAATCGCCGATACTGCGGACAAGAAAAACAAGCGTGGGATTGCGCGTGGCGCTTGTCGACTTCTAGCGGACGAAAACGGCAACCGGCTTTTGGATCCCGACAATCCGGACCATGTGGACAGGATGGCGAAACTGCCAATCCGCGTCCTGGTAGCAATCGACAAGGCTTCCGAAATCGATAAGGGCGAAGATTCGGGAAACTGACGGAGCGCCAATCGTTTAAACACGAGTTGGCGCTTGCGTTGGGATGGTCGGTGGCTACCTTGGAGCGGTCTATGTCCGAGCGGGAATTTTCGAATTGGCTAACCTTTGCCGGTAGCCGGTTACTTCCTGTCCGAAGGATAGAAGCGCATTTGGCGCAGCTATGCAGCGTCATTGCCCAAACGTCCGGCAACGCCGAAGCCAAGCTTTCGGATTTCCTGTTGGACTTCGCTCCGAAGAAAACGAAACCGAAGCCCAAGACGAATGGCGCGGCCATGATTGGCGCCATTGCCGGCCGCAAGATAATCAAATTGGGACAGGGGAAGAAACGTGGCGACTAGTCTTGGATCCCTTGTTGTTTCCCTTGGCCTTAATGCGGCGGACTATACGGCCGGACTGACGAAGGCGGAGCTACAAGCGCAACGCTTCTCGAAGTCCGTCCAAAATTCCTTCAAGGCCATAGGCGGGATCCTGGCCGGCTTATCCATAGGGACGGAATTGGTACAGGCGACAGAGGAAATAATTTCTTCGGCGGCGGCGCTCAATGATCTTTCGGACGCTACCGGATCAAGCGTGGAAAGCCTTTCCCGGCTTTCCAATCAAGCCAAGATTGCCGGCGCGGACTTTGGCCAATTGCAAGCCATCCTTTTGAAGTTGTCGGTTGGCATGGCCGGCGCGGGCGAAGAGGGAAGCAAAGCCGGCGCGGCATTGAAAGCGCTTGGCGTTACGGCCACGGATCCGGCGCAAGCCTTGCAGGAAATCGCCATATCGCTAAACAAATACGAGGACGGCGTAAACAAGGCGGCCATTGCCGTGGCGCTGTTTGGCAAGCAGGGAACGGCCTTCCTAGCCACGCTCAAAGACATCGCGGAATTGCAGGATGTCGGCGCCACGGTTACGAAAAAGCAAGCGGAGGAAGCCGAGAATCTTGAAAAGGCGTGGCGCCGGTTGTCGGTAGAGACTGAAGGCTTCAAAAATCTGATTCTCAATTCCGTTGTCCCGGCGTTGGTCGATATGTTGGACGTAATGCGGGAAGGGACGAATATTGCCGGCGGCTTCTGGGCGGCTATTTCGATGGGGCTTTTCGGGAAGGCGGATCCCTTCGAATCGACGCAAGCCGGGATCAACCGATTGGAAGCAGAGTTAGCAGAGTTGAAAAAGCAAGCGGACGAAGGCGGCATATTTGATCGGTTCGCGGAGGATGCAACAAAGCAAATCGACGCCGTTACGAAAAAGCTTCAATTGCTGAAGTTCATTCAGCGCCAAGAGGCGAACAAATTAATTTCGCCAAGCAACATGGATGCGCGGGACTTCATGGCAAACCGCAAGCCCGCGGCGCCGGGATTGCCGAAGGACACGAAAACCGGCGGCGGCGGCGCGGCGCGGATCAGCGAAGCGGAGCGCCTTGTTAAATCCTTGGAGATGCAAGTTCAGCGGACGCAAGAGCTAACGGCATCCCAAACGCTACAAAAGGAAATAGAGGAAGGCATTGCAGGATTGACGCCGGCATTGGAAGCGCGGGCGCGGGCGGCGGCGGCTTACCTTGATGTGGTCAAGGAAACCGAGGAATGGATTGTAAAGTCCCGAAAGGCGCATGACGAAGAAAAAGCGGCATTGGACAAGGTAGAAGCGGAGCGCCAAGCCGGGATCAAAGCGCAAATGCAGGAAGCGGAATCCATCCTGGAAGGCAACAAGGCGCTACAGGACGAAATTCTATTCCTTACCGGCGGCGAGGAAGCGTTAAAGAAGCAAACCATTGCGCGGACGGAAGGGATGCTAGCGCAAAAGGAAGAGCTACTCGACAAGCAAAAGTTAAACAACGCCACCGAAGGCGAAATCGAGTTAACCGAAATTCAAATCCGGTTGCTACGGGAACGCCTTGGATTGCTCAAGGACAAGGAAGTAGCCATTGCATTGAAGGCGGACAAGGACGCATTGCAAGCCTTGTCGGATGTCCTGTCGGATTCCTTCGCGGACAGTTTCGAGGAATTTGTTATGGGAACAAAATCCGCGTCCCAAGCCTTCAAGGATATGGCAAACGACATCGAGCGTTACCTATTGAAGATTGCGCTCCACAAGCTAGGCGATCAAATGTTTGGCGGCGCTACCTCCGGAAGCGGGGATGTATTCGGCGCGGCGTTCAAAGCTATCCTGGCGGCGTTCGGCGGCGGCGGCGGGGCCGGCGTGGGATTCGAAGGCTTGGGCGGATTCGCCAAGGGAACGTCATTCGCCTTTGGCGGGCCAACGATGGTTGGCGAGAATGGACCGGAGATAGTTGATATGCCACGCGGGGCGCGAGTTTGGCCAAACGGAACCGGACCGAAGGCGGCCAACGATTCGCCCATCCAAATAGAAAACCATTTCCACGTTTCGGGAACCATCAATTCCGCAACCGTCCGACAGATTGAGCGGAGCGTTGGCGATTCCGTGGCGCGTAACAGGATGGATCGTTGATGTATACCGGAAAGCTACTTCCAAAATGCGTGGATCTGCAATGGTCCGGCGGCTTCGGCTTCGCCACCAATCTATCCGTGATGGCAAGCGGCGCGGAGCAGCGGAACCAAGAGTGGAGCGGCAATCGGTCCGAGTATTCCATTTCCTACAATGCGCGGAACCAAGAGCATTGGAGCATGATCCGCGCCTTTATCGGACTCCACGCCGGCCGGATGCATACCTTCCGGCTTTACGATCCGGCGGACCATACGGTGGCGGCGCATGAAGGTGTAATCGTTACTATCGGCGCCATCAAGCAGATGGCCAAGCGGATTACCTTCGATGATATGGCCTTCGATGTAATCGTTACGAAGCCGGGAGCGGACGCCATCCTCCACGGCGGCGGAACCTATGACGAGGATTCCGGCATCGTTACCGGCGGCGCTACGTCATGGGAAACGCCGGAGTATTACAAGCATTGCCGGTTTGACGCGGACCGGATCGACCTTGTAGGTATTTCGAAAAAGACGGATGGAACATTCCTGGCGGGCTACCGGAGCATTCCGATTGTCGAGGTTGTTTTCGAAGTGGAGGCGACATCGTGAAAAATTACGATCCGGATTTGTTCTCCCATTTGCAGCAAAGCGGGACAACCATTGCGCGTTGCATCCTGATTACGCGCAGCTTCGATGGCGTGGAGTATGGATTTACCACGCATGATCGGCCGTTGACGATTGGTGGCATTGTCTACGAACCGACGGCAAGCTTTATACAAAAGGATATTGCGGCCAATTTGAGTCTTGATACCGACAACACCGAAGCCGAAGCGCTACTCGATTCCGACACGCTCACGGAGGAAGATCTACGCGCAGGGAAATGGGACTTCTCGCCCTATCGGATATTTCAGGTCAATTGGGCGGACCTGACGATGGGCGACAAAAAGGATTCCACCGGACATTTGGCCAAGGTATCGGTAAACCGTCAAACCTTCGTGGCGGAATTGCTTGGCTTGATGGAAGCGCTTGGGACTTCCATTGGCGAAATCACAACGCCGAATTGTCGGGCGTGGCTTGGAGATGAACGCTGCAAGTTTGACGTTGGTCCGTACACGTTTGCCGGAACCGTGGATTCCGGGAATCCTGATATGTATACGTTCATTGATGGCGGCATGGGACAAGAGGAAACCTATTTCGCCGAAGGCATCGTCCTGTTTACAAGCGGGCTATTGGATGGCCATTCCTACGATATCAAAAGCTTTACGGCCGGCGGCGTATTCATTACCAAAACGCCGATGGCGTATCAACCGGCGCCGGGAGATACGTTCACGGCCGTTGTCGGATGCGACAAAAAGCGGACGACTTGCCGGGACAAATTCTCAAACGTGATTAACTTTCGCGGGGAGCCTTGGCTGCGTGGAAATGATGTCCTGGTCCAGATTGGCCGGCAGTGATCTATCCGGATGATATTGTCGACGAAGCCCGAGAATGGATCGGGACGCCGTGGCAACATCAGCAACGGTTAAAAGGCGTGGCCACGGATTGCATTGGCCTTATCGGTGGCGTGGCGCTTGAAATCGGCATCGAGGGAGCCAAGGAATGGGCCGAGGATCCGGAGTTGCATCATTACGGACCGACGCCGGATCCGCATTTATTGCTTGCCGGTTGTGATCGGTTCCTTGACCGAATCGCCATCGCGGACGCATTGCCGGGGGATGTCCTGGTAATGGCCTTCCTCCGGGATCCGCAGCATTTCGCCATCGTTTCCCGGATTGATCCTATGTACCTGATCCACGCCTATCAGACAGTTGGGCGCGTGGTGGAGAATGGCGCCAAGATTGCGCGGGCGCGGATCCTGCGGGCGTACAAATACCGGGGCGTGGTTTGAGTACTCAACTAGCGCTTGGCGTTGTCGGCGCCGGCATCGGCTTTTTTTTCGGAAGCCCGCAGCTAGGCTTTGTCATTGGAAGCCTGATCGGTGGTCTGTTGGATCCGCCGAAGTCCGAAGGGCCACGCCTTGCGGATAAGAAACTACAACAGTCCACCTACGGCGCCATGATCCCTTACTTCTGGGGCGAGGGCCGCATAGCCGGGACGATGATCGATCAAACCGACTTGGAAGAGCATAAGGAAAAGAGTAGCGGCAAGGGCGGTCCGGAGGTAACGAATTACACCTATTCGGCAAGCTTCGCCATCCTGCTAGGCGGCGCCAGAGTGTTTGGACAACCGGCAATCCGTGGCATTACGAAGATTTGGGCAGATGCGCGTTTGATCTGGTCCATTGAATCCGGCGAAGAATGCCCATTTACCATTTACTACGGGACGGAAGATCAATTACCTGATCCGACTTTCGAGGCCATCCACGGCGTTGGCGAAGTCCCGGCGCATCGTGGCTATGCCTATGTGGTGGCGACGGACTACTACCTGACCGACTTCGGCAACCGTATTCCATCCTTCGAATTCCTGGTCTACACCGATGGCGGCAATTATCCGTTTTATGTTGCCACTGGCGACCCATGGACAGCTCTAGCGCCGGGATATAACCAGTCGCATTTCACTTTAGCCGATGGTCTATTAACCGTGAGCGCAACAAACGGCGGTCCGTCCTATGCGTGGATGCAATTTGATATCAATGACAATCTATCGCAAGTCGGGACAACTGTTTTTAGCTCTCCGGGCGCCGGAAGTGGATTGCTTGGATCAATTAATTCCCATGTTATTCCTAACCTTGATTCTCCTACGACCTATTATTGGGCGTTGCCAAATCCGGTCGGGATATTCGTCCAAGGCGCCGACGAAAGCGCCACTGGAGGTGGATGGCAGGGCAACTATGCTGTTACTGTTGGCGGAATCCAATTCCATATGAATGGCGCTGGCCTGGCTGCTCAATTAAGTAGTTGGACCGAGGGAGGCGCATATCGTGGTTCCTACAATTTCCCGCCGAGCCACGCTAACGAATACGGGTTGGGCGTAGATTTAGAGAATGAAAAGGTTTATGCAGCCTTCAATGGCGCAGGCGGCGGCGGACAGCTTGAGCTTTACAAATTCGATACCGACTTGAATCTCGAACATCATTGGCCCAATGCTGCTTTTACGGGAACCTTTGCCGATTCAAGCAGTACGGGATTGGGAAATAACTTTGTTGTTTATCAGGACCAAATTGCTTATGACCATCACCCTGGTGGAGTTCATCGGGTGGCGCTTCTCGACATAGACGCAACGGCCGGTACCGCTTCCGATTCGTCAAATGGACCTCTATTAATCACGCCGGGAGAATTCGGCCGCTTTGCAAACTTGGGCAACGGTCTAGTTGCGGTCCAAGGCGGTGGAGTTTTCTCTTTGAATCCTCCTCCGGGCGCCGCAGCTCTTAGTACCATCGTTGGCAATCTAACCGATATGACGCCGGCGGTTGGCCGGTACGATGCCACGGAATTAACGGATCCGGTCCGGTGGTTTGTTGTGGCGTCCCAGATGACAGTCCGCAACGCCATCCAAGCATTGCGCCAAGTTTTCTTTTTCGATGCAGTGGAATCGGACGACCAAATAAAATATCGCAAGCGCTCCGAGGTATCCACCTTCGAGATTCCGGACGATGATCTAAGCGGGCGCAGCTACGGCGCCGAGTCCGGCGAACCGTTGAAAACGATCCGGACGCGGGAGCAAGAGCTACCGCGAACCGTAACGATTACATACATTGATGTAGACAGGGACTACCAAATCGGATCCCAATCCACGCCACGGCAGACCACGCTCTCCCAACAGGACACAACCGTCCAAGTTCCGGTCGGATTAAATACCGATGAGGCCATGCAGAAATGCTGGACCTTGATAAATGGCGCATGGGTGGAGCGGGAGCATTTCGAATGGTCGACCACGCGCAAATGGGCGCATTTGGAGCCTTGCGACGTTGGGCTAATCCGTGGCCGCGTGATCCGGATACAAACGCGCGTGGAAGCGCCGGACGGCGTGATACGGTGGACCGGCGTCCTGGCGGCGCCTTCGATCTATGCCAACGAAGATTCGTCCATTTACTTTCAACCGGGAACCGGAGCGCCGGCGGACGGTTGGATAGAGCCGACTCCACCCTTGCCATTGGTGGCAACGAAGATGGTCCTATTGGATCTTCCGTTGCTATCGGAATCGGATTATCCCAACGGCTTTTATGCTGCCGTCGGTCCGGCGGCGGTCGGTCGGTGGCCGGGGGCGCAAGTACTTAAATCCGTCGACGGCGGATCCACCTATACGGCGGCGGGCGAATCGCTAGTAGCGGACACCATCGGCAGCGCCTTGTCGACGCTAGGCAATTGGACCGGCGGAAATAACTTTGACGAAAAAAACCGGCTAGACGTAGTGATAGACGATCCGGATAACGAATTGGTTTCGGTATCGGAACAAGCGGTATTGAACGGCGCCAATCGTTTCTCCATCGGATCGGCTAGCGCCGGCTGGGAAGTGGCGCAATTCAAAACGGCCACGCTAACAGGGCCGCAACAATACCGGCTTTCCGGATTACTGCGCGGACGCTACGGGACGGAGCGGCTTATCGGGACGCATGGCGCCAATGAAACCTTCGTCCTATTGCCGACATCCATAAACGTAAACAGTCCGGCCGGCGAAATTGGGGCATCGAGGAAATACAAAGGCGTTACGCTTGGGATGCCTTCGGCCGGCGTGGCGCCGGTGGACTTCATTAATACAGGCGTTGCGGTCAAGCCTTACACGCCGGTCCTGGTAGAAGGCGGGCGCAATGCGGCCGGCGACATAACGATTAATTGGGCGCGGCGGACGCGGATCAATGGCGTTTGGTTGGAATCGGTAGAAGTCCCGTTGAATGAGCCAACAGAAAAGTATCGGGTTATGTTTTACACAACCGGCTTTGCTGCGGAGAAATCCTATTTCGACGTTACGGCGGCGACCACCGTTACTTATTTGGCGGTTTCGCAAGGCGTGGACTTCGGATCCTTGCAAAATCCGTTATACGTCGGCGTCCGGCAATTCGGGCAATATGGACTTGGATACGAAACGAGGACAACGATATGAGTTCAATTCCGCCGCTGGTCGACCAGATTGATTTTGCTTCCTCCCAAAAGGAAGTGATCGTAAACCGCGTAAACAACGCGGAGGCGCCGGCGGCTATCTTCGGGATCAAAACGCTTGTGGCGTTGTCCCTGACAGTCTACGGCGGCGCGTTGAATGTCCTGGGGACGCCAACGACCATCGCCAATCAAACCATTTCCCTAACCGATAACGCAACGAATTACGTTAAGCGGACTGCGGCCGGCGTGGTTTCTGCCGTTACCACGGCGCCAACGCTATGGCCACAAACCTTGGCCGGCGTGGTGGCGCTGTACACGATAACCACGGCATCCGGCGTGGCCACGGCGATAACCGAGTGGAGATGCGGCGCCAACAATGCCGGCGCGGATCAATCGCTCATGGTATTGACGCCGGCTTACGCGGCAAGCCTGACAGTGGACTTGACGGGCAACACGGTTCCATCCATTTGCGTTGAAGTCGGAACGCTAACCGGACCGATTACCTTCGATATTACCAATGGGACGAATGGCCAACGGATCGAGGTTATCTTTACCCAAGACGGAACCGGAAGCCGCGTATTTACGGCCGGCGCCCATTTGCGCTTTTCGACGGATACGCCTTCGCCGGTCCTGTCCACGGCGGTAAACAAAATCGACGCCTTGCTATTTCGGTGGCATAGCGCGGACAGTAAGGCATGGCTCCGCGCCATCAATAAAGGTTACTAACCATGACCATTCGTTATACGCGGTCCACCGATGGCCTAAACGCCGACAGCGGATTGACCTGGGCGTTAGCAAAAGCAAACATGGCAGGGCAAACATTAGTCGCTGCTGGCGATGTGGTTTGGTTTTCCCAAGTCCATAGCGAAACCACAGCGGGATCGGTAACGGTCTCAGCCGGAACGCTTGCAGCGCCAACGCGGTTCCTATGCGGCGATGATTCGGCGGAACCACCTACGGCTTTGGCGACGACTGCGGTAATTGCTTGTACCGGGAACAATTCATTAACGGTTGGCGGCATTGCTTATTATTACGGAATCATTTTCCAATGCGGCGCCGGTGGTTCCAATCCGAGCATGAATATAGGCGTCCTCAATGGCGTCACGCTTCTCGAAAAATGCCAATTCCAAATGCTTGGGACGGGTGGCTTTATGCGTTGTCCGCCGTTTACGTCTACCGGGAGCCGAGTTAACTGGAAGGATTGCGACGTTAAATTTTCAGCGGCGGGGATACTCATTCAATTGGGCGGACATTTGCATTGGAATGGCGGATCCATTCTCGCCGGCGGGACTTCGCCAACGGTCCTATTTTCCGGATACGCTTCCGGCGCGGTAGGCGGCGGCGCGGGCTTGCTATGCGAAAACGTGGACTTCTCCAATGCGGCGGCAACCATTAATTTTTTCGACAGTCCGCCACCGGACGCCAAGCTGATAATCCGCAATTGCAAGCTTCCGGCTTCCTGGTCCGGATCCCTGCGGAACGGAACGTGGACCACGCCGGGACGGGCGGAAATGTATAACTGCGATTCCGGGGCGACCAATTACCGGCTATGGATCGAGGATTACTTTGGCAGCATCCGGGACGAATTGACGTTGGTCCGGAGCGGCGGCGCATCCGATGGCGTCAATACGCTATCGTGGAAAATGGTATCGGCGGCTAATGCGCGTTATCCGAGCCAAGCTTTGGCAAGTCCGGAAATTGCCATGTATAACGCCACCACCGGCGCGGCCAAAACGATAACCGTGGAGATCCTACGCGATAGCGTAACGGCGCTAAACGATGACGAAATATGGATCGAGGTCCAATACCTTGGGACATCGGCAGCGCCCATCGGATCCCAAGCTTCCGATGCCAAGGCAGATGTATTGGCAACGGCGGCGGCGCAAACATCAAGCAGCGAACCGTGGACGACCACGGGAATGGCGAATCCGAATAAACAAAAGCTTGCCGTTACTGTAACTCCGTTAATGAAGGGCTTTTATATGGCGAGAGTTATGTTGGCCAAGGCGTCCACCACGGTTTACGTTGATCCATTCTTAACGGTTACTTGATATGGCCACGGAGCGGCAAGTCCCCGGCGGGCCATTCGTTAATGAGGTAACAACGAAGCAAGAGCAAGTCCCGGCCGGACCCATGCTTATAGAAAACGGAACCGGCGGCGGCGGCGGCGGTCCCGGCGGAACGTCCACGGCTACCAATTACTTTTTCGCCGGCTAATGCCCAATCCCATAATGCTCCGGGGCATGATGGGGCTTGGCGACAACATCTATCAGCGGGCCATCGTTAGGGAAATGGCCAAGGCGCGGCCGGTCTACCTGATAACCGCTTGGCCACAGCTCTACGCGGACGTTCCCGGCATTTGGCCATTGCGCGTGGCGTCCCGGCTTCGGACGCAAGCCAAAAATATGATGCGGGATGGCTTGCCTTGGGCGGCTTGGCCACGCAACCGGATCCCGGAAATCCGCGTCAACTACGTTAGCCGGCCGAAGGTTTCCATCCTGGAGGCGCTAGGCGCATCCGTGGGGCTTCAGCCGGAGCGCTTGATCTTCGACCTTCCATCCTTCGGGGAGCAGTCCCGGAAGCCTTATATCGTGATTCGGCCGGCCACGATCCGGAAGGAATGGCTAGCCACAGGGCGCAATCCGGATCCGGAATATCTGGCTTTGGCGGCGGATAAACTGCGGGACTTTTTCGAAATCATCAGCATCGCGGACTTGGCGCCGGGAGAGGAATGGGCGCTAGAGCCTTTGCCCTATGCGGATCAAACCTTCCACGCCGGCGAATTAACGATAGAGGAGACTCTATCCATGGTCCAAGGCGCGGCCGGCGTTGTCGGTGGCGTGGGATGGCTTGTCCCGGCGGCGATAGCCTATCGGACGCCAATGCTTTTAATCTTCGGCGGATGGGGCTATTACAATGGACCGGAAAGAATCTTCGATAGCAGAATCGACGCAAGCAACATCCGAAGCCTGCTTCCTCCTGACTTCTGCCAATGCCGGGACCAAAGCCACAATTGCGACAAACGAATTCCCGGCATCGGGGCCGAAATCGACCGATGGCTTATGGACCTCGTGGCAAGCAGACAAGCTGCAATGGCTTCCCGAGGTCGGGATCGGATGGTTCCCTGTAACGGCTAATCCCTATGACGAAGCCTATTGGAAGCGCTACCGGGAGATGGACGCCACGCCGGTTGGCATCAAGCTAACCGGGATGCGCGTGGACCTTGTCCGGCAACATACGAAGGGGCAAGTTGTCGACATAGGCATAGGCGGCGGGCGCTTCGTTGCGGCGCTTCCTGGCCAATCCAAGGGCTTCGACATCAATCCGGCGGCAATCGATTGGCTAAAGGGGGCCGGCCGGTGGCATGATCCCTATTCGGATCCCTGCGAATCGGCTACCTTTTGGGATAGCTTGGAGCATATACACGATCCAACGGACCTATTGGCTAACGTCCGGCGCTATGCTTTCGTTTCGGTTCCGATATTCAAGGATTGCGCGGACATCCTGCGATCCAAGCATTATCGGAAAACGGAGCATTGCTGGTATTTCACGGTGGCCGGCATCCAAAAGTTTATGGCGCATTTCGGCTTTGAGCAGCTAGAGCGCAATGGCATGGAGCAGCGGGCCGGCCGGCAACAAATAGAATCCTTTGTATTCAAGCGTACATAAGATGATGCAACCATCATGGATCCGGACTTGGCCAATCAAACGGTCCCGGTACGCTTGGCGCTACTGGAAGCCAAGGTTAGATTGATTGCCATCGTACTAAAGGGAACCGTTGCAACCATTGTGGCGGCGGCGTTGGCCTATTTCCTTGGGGGCAAGCCATGAGAGCAACGGCGGCGGTTTTGGTTGTGGCGCTGACGGGATGCCAAACGACCGGCTATCAAGATTATGCGGACGCAATGGCGCGGATTGCCGAAGCCAACGCTTCCATTTCCCGAGAGCAAACGCGGGCGATGCAGGAATTGGCGCAGCATGGCGGGGACCAGACTACGCGGACGGTTGCGGTTGTCATGTTGGCGCTAGGCGCTCAAAACGGCCAACGCCAAGTCCAATTGGCGCCACCACAAAACGAAGCGTTGGAATGGGCGCGGATCCTGGTCCCAAGCCTATCCACCTTGGCAATGGGATGGTTCGGCTACCGGCTTGGAATGACGCAATCGGACAACGCGGCGGACGTTTCAATCGCCGGCTATGGCGCCATGCAGGGAATCGCGGGATCCGGCTTTAATGCGGTTACGGCCTTCAAGCCGGTCCCGATTGATTGGTCCGGCATTGCAAACTTGCGGCCCAATACCACGACGACCACGACGACCACGACCAATACGGCCATCGACATTGCTAACCGGGATGGCCAAGTGGTAATCAACGGCAACGCCACGCAACCGGCCATCGTTCCGCCGGTGGTGGTGGTTCCACCGGCGGCGGGACAATAACGCTTACCGGCGCCAGATCCGGGAAAAGCCGATCAGCATCAGTCCGAGTCCCAACAGGGCCACGGACGCCGGTTCCGGAACGGCCAATTGCGTTGTCAGGATCGTTTGGCTACGGCCAACAAGCGTGGCTTCGGTTCCCGGAGCGCCATTCCATGCGGCAAGCGTCCCGGAGGTTCCGAGCGTCATTCCGAAGTTCCCGCCGGCGACGAAAGCGCCATCCTGGTTGAAGGCGAAGGCATCGGCCGGACCATTGGCGATGTCGGCAAAGCTTGCCAACAGGATTCCCGGCAAGTCCAAGGGCGTATCGGCGCCTTGTTGGTTGGCGGCATCGCCATAGTATCCAAGGTTGATGGACGATCCGTTGGCGTTTTGCCAAGTCCCGGAACCGCTTGCGGAGTAAGTGGCGACAGGTCCGAGGAAGTCTATTCCGCCGATGGCCAGAGTAATAGTCGCGGCGGCTAGGTTGTGGTTGATGATCTGAAAGCTTGAAGTGTTAAGGAAATTCTGGGCGCCGATGGTCTGGAATTGGCTAGAGCCAAGGATTTCGACGCCGTTAAAAATCTGGTTGGCAATCGCCAATTGGCCAACATTAGGATTGGTATCGCAAGCGGTCTGATCGGCGCAAAAGAAAATGGAACCGTTGATGTTGGCGGCAAGCTGCAAGGTGGCGGAAGCCGGCATTGCCAGTAGCGACAAGGCGGCGGCGAGAATTAGACGTTTCATGGTTTCCCCAGTTGGTGGATCGGTAGAGCCATCCTACAAGCAAAAAAATGCCCAAGCCTGATTCCATTGGAATATCGGCTTGGGCCGAGGAAGCGCTGTAAAGTTTATCGACTATGCCACGGATCCCCAACGGGCTAGCTCTTCCTTTTCATAGGCCACGATCCAAGGATCCGTCCGGCCGGTCGGTTCCTGATGTTTAACGGCGTGGACGATCCGCCGGAGCTCCGCCATTGGCTCTAGGAAATGTTGCGGGAGGATCCAACAAGGCCACGCCGTGTCCGCGTCCAATGGCCGGCCAAAGCGCTTGGCATAGCCGAAGGTTTGCCATCCCAACAAATCGCATTCGAGGCGCGGAACGTCGACCAATACCAAAACGGCCGGCGCTTCCTCCGTGTCATTTGCGCGGGCTACCAATCCGTGGTCCGGATCGGCTATGGACCGGACTTCCAATATTCCGCCAACATCCCGGCGGCGCTTTTCTGATCCGGTCCAATACAGGTTTAGCGTCCTGGCCACGGCGATTTCCGCAAGGCAAGCCCGATAGTTTATTGCTTCCATTTCCGCCGGCGCCGGCCGGTTCCCTTCCGGCGTTTTATGGAAGTCGCCCAAGCCCAAGGTAATCTTCTTCCCGATGTAGCGGGCGAAGGCGTTTTCGTTGGATTGGATCGTATACCGGATCATTTATATTTGGCCTTCAGCGCCTTGTAGATGTCGACCAGTTCCTTCCGTTGGCCGGCATCGGCCACCAATTCGATATGGACTGCGGCTTGATCCAAAACCTCCCGGTTCCCGGCCGCATCCAATTGCTCACGGACGGCGGCATAGGACATCGTTGGGCGCTCCACAGGCGCCGGGGCTTCCGGATCTAGGGCGAAGGGCAGCGGCGCTTCCTGGGGCGCTTCCTGCGGGACTTCCACGGCCGCAGCGGCTTCCCTGTCCAATCTGCTACGGAGCGTGTCTAGGATGGCTGCGGTAGCGGACTTCGCCGGTTGTGGTTCAACGTCGATAACGTCCCGGATTTCCTCCACAGTGGCCAAGCCCATTGCAATCTCCGGCGCATGAGTCCGGACAAGGAAAGCCGCAGCTCTATACGAAAACATAATCATTGGCATGGTTAGCCATTTGCTTCCGGCCTTTTTGTTCCAACCTTCGGCTTCGACCATCGCCCAAGTTACCCAAGGGCCATCAATGCGGTCTCCGGTTGCCTTTTCCGTGGCATAGGCGCGGCATCCCCAATCCTTTTTACCTTGTTCGCTCTGCCATTCGTATTTGATGGAGGAGAACTTGCCGCATTGGTTAAAGGTGGCAATGAGGAATTGGCCGGACCATCCCGGCTTTCCCTGGACGATGTAGAGGTTTTGCATTACCTGCAATTCGTCCGCGCCAATCCGCCGCGCCATGTTGAGCGCAATTAGGCAATTTGGGATGTTGTCCCGGTACTGCGGCGGGACCAGATCGGCGGCGGCATACACCTTGGCAATGCGGAGAGACAATTCGAAAGCGTCCCTTTCGGTATACGGGACGGCGGTTCCTACGGGCGCAGCTACGGCCGGCAATCTTGTAACGTCATTCATGGTTGGATCCTTTGCTTATAGGAGGTTTATTGCTTGAGGAGAAATCTTCGGCTTCCCGGCTTTTCGTATTCGAATTCCGCCGCAAGCGCCGGATGCGCTTCCCGGAACGCCTTGGCGTCAAACACCTTGGACGGCTTGGCTTGTTTCCATGTAGCCACAACAACGCCGTCCACGGTTGCAACATCAAAAAATTGCATGGCCTTTTTAATCTCGCCTTCCATCTCTTCGGCCTTGCCTTCGAAAAGCTTTATTGCGTTGCGCGTTTCCGCCAATTGGTAGATGGCGCGGGCCACGCCTTCCGGCAATTCGATGATCCCGGAGCGGGCATCCTTCCATCGTTGATTGATTTCCTGCAACGTCCTGGGGCTTGGCGGTTCCCGGCTTTCTACCGCTTGCCAGAATTGGGATTCGCCTTCGATTACGAGGTCCACTAATTCCGGTTGGCGCCGGACTTCGTATATGCGGAAATCTGATCCGGCGATTAGGACCGGGATGTAGCAAAGCTCCGCGCCGGCGACGATCATGTTATGCGTGGCTTGCAGGATGTACGAATGCGGGACATCGTCGGATCCGGCTTCGCCAAAGCCACGATCCGTCCTGGCGGTTTTGGCTTCGATAACTACGGGCTTGTCGCCAACATAGGTAAGGCCATCCAGATTGGCCAACATGAAGGGATGTACCGTGGAGCGTTGGCGCAACGCTTCCCGGTTGTCGACAAGCTGCAATCCGGTACGGCGGGAGAATTCGGCCAATACGATTGGCTCTAGCAACCGGCCAAACAGCATCGGATCATTGTCGGGAATCGGCGGCGCTTCGCCAATCTTTTCCATGTAAAGCGCCAAGGGCGACTTCCACGGGGACAGGCCAAGCGCCGGAGCGCTATCGGATCCGCCGATGCCGGTTTTACGGAAGGCGTGGAAAGCTTCGTCCATTACGGTTTCCTTTTGAGCAGGAATGTTGGCGGTTCG